CATCAGCGAATAGAAAAGATGTCCGCGCCGAAGTTCCCAGTCTACGAGGACTCCCGTAGGACTCCGGTAGTGGTACGGGAGGGCTCCCCTACTACTCACGGAGGAGTTACGGTTCTTAGGGAAGGGAAGGGAAGGGAGGTAAGGGAAGCTGGAGGAGTCCCGGAGGGGAAGCCTAACGGCTCACACGCACCTAAACCTAAATCAGCAAAACGCTGTCCCAGTGACTTCACGCCTGATCTTGCGTGGGCTATGTCCGAAGTCCCGGACCTGGATGCAGAACGTGAAGCGCAAAAGTTCAAGGATTGGGAATTCAAAACCGCGCGCAGCGATTGGCCTGCATGTTGGCGCACATGGATACGCAACGGCCGCGATCGCGGCACCTACGCGAAACTCTCAGGATCGAAGAAACTCGAAAAGGCGGTGATGGAATGAACGTCGAGAAAATTCTCAACACCTTGCGCGGCCTGAAGCAAACCGCACCGAACAATTGGATCGCACGATGTCCCGCGCACGATGACAAACATCCATCGATGACCATTCGCGCATTGCCAGATGGCCGCATCCTGATCCATTGCTTCGCTCGGTGCACTCAATCTCACGATCAGCGATCTATTTGCGGATCGCCCCTATCGCGAAAATCTTCCCAAGGTGCACGCGCCATTCAACGCACTCGACGCGCTCAGGTGCCTAACGCAAGAATCGGCCATCATCGCAATAATCAGCAGTGACATCACGCTCGGCCAAAAGATTTCTCAACACGACCTGAACCGCGTAGCAATCGCCGCCGGTCGGATCGCATCAGCCCTGGAGGTTTGCTGTGGAAGATAAAATCGATCCGTCAATCGCGCGCATCGACGCGCACCGCGCACGCCGCGCGGCCGAAATGATGATCACACAAAGCGATCACGACCTGGATCAAATCGAAGATAGCCCGCTCGTGGATTTTTCAGCGATGGACGGCAACGCCATCATCGCGGATTTTTCCAAGTGGCAAAAGAAATTCGCAACAGCACCGTTCGACGCACGTGGCGATAAGCTGAAATTCTTTCCAGGCGGCGTCACCATCTGGTCGGGATTTCCAGGACACGGAAAAACTACAATCCTGCGCCAGATGATTTGCCACACACTCAAGCGTGGATCATCCGTGTTTCTTGCATCATTGGAGGAGGACCCGCGAACCGCGTTGCATATGCTGTGCGCTACCTCAGCAGGCTGCGCCAATCCAACCGGGCATCAGATGCAGTGGTTCATCGATGAATTTCATCAGCGTTTTCGCCTGTGGAACCTGATCGGCGTAACGCGGCATCTGCGCTTGCTCGCCACGATCAAGAAACTCGCGGCCGAAGGCATACGCCACGCCTTCATCGATTCGCTGATGCTGCTGGATGTTTCAAACACGGACCTCGACGCACAACGCGAATTCGCAACACTGATTGCCGCGCTTGCAAAATCAACAGGCGTCCACATTCACCTCGTCGCGCATCCGCGCAAGTTAATCAGCAGTGATCAAGACCCGGATTTGAATGATGTCGCAGGCGCGCGTGAAATTGGCGGCATCGCCGATAACGTGATTTTCATTAAGCGGCCAAAAAACCAAATCACAGGACCGGCATCGCCAGTGGAAATACTCATCCGCAAGCAACGCCACGGCTCAGGCTATCTCGGTGAAATCGGCATGTACTACCGCCCGGATTGGAAGCAGCTCACCGCAGAACAGTTCACCGAAACCCCGATTCGCTATTTGCCGGACGATGCCTACCTGCCGCCAGGATCAGCAACGGTACTGGAATGATCGACTACGAGGCCCACATGATCCAAAAGCTCACGCATCTCGGTTTGCGCATCGAGCAGGATGGTTTTGAAAACCGGCGCGAGGCCCTGCGCGCATCCATCATCGTCAATAATCTCACCGAGGTCATTTGCTTCGCTCCAGGTAAACCGCTCACCTTCCGTCAAATGTTTGAAGCGTTCTACAGGCAAAAACTATGACCATCGATCAACACGGCTTGCTCAAAATGGATCGCGAAACTTGGCTCATCGCAAAACTCGAAATACGCGGCTTCAACGTTGACGCACGCGGCACTTCGGGTTACAACGAACGCGCCAAATGGATTCGGGAATTCCTGATCGAACATGAATTGCAAAACCAACAAATCGGCAAACGCGCGAACGGCACCACCATCACGTGGGGCGAAGCGTTCGCCGCTGTTTACGGGGAAACGCTGTGAGAAACATTCGAGAGATGTTGGGTTTAAAAAACTTGCGACGCGCCATGATCACGGACCTGAAGTGGAATAAATCGGAGATGGAATTGCCACCGATTGGCGGCATGTATCTCGTCAGTAATGGTGTTCGAGTTTTTGTCGCAGAATATTTTTCAGCATCAAGGGAGTGGGTGCTGCCTCGATCACACGCGACGTTGCCTGATGTAAAACACTGGGCGCATCTGCCGGAGGTTCCGAAGTCGTGAAAGATTTTCTTGATCCAAGCACGATCGATATGTGGGAGGCAACCAGAAAACGGATTCGTGATGTCGCACGCGAGGTCAAGAACGCGCACACGAAACGTCACGAGGATTTATTTTCATTCCAGCTCAAGGCGCATAAGTTGCCGACGTTCATTCGTGAGCATCGTTTTGCTTTGAGCATCGGCCGACAGTGGCGATTTGATTTTGCCAATCCAGAATTCATGATCGCGGTCGAGGTCGAGGGTCTGATCGTCAAGCGCGTCGGCGGCCGGTTTGTCAGTACGGGCGCGCACGCCGACATCAACGGGTTCAAGTCCGATTGCTGTAAGTACGCGGAGGCCGCGATCCTGGGCTGGACTGTGCTGCGCTTCGAGCAATCCCAGGTCAAGACCGGCGAAGCGGTCAATTTCACGAAGCGGCTGCTACACGCGAAAGGCTACAGGACTGCCCAGATTTGAAAAAACCAAAAACCAATAGCTAGGTAGCGGGGGTGTTCCAATCGCCTAATACGCAAAGCCTCCGTTGGAAATTCGATAGGTTTTCGGGGGTATCCTTGCTGCGGGACGGAATTCGGCGTATAAGTCCAGCCAAACATACCCACGGGACGCCGATCGATGGCAGCAGCGAAAAAAACTGGTCGGTCACGCAAAGCGTACAAACCGCGCGTTACCAGCGGTAAGGCTCGCGGGCCATATAACCTCGGGACCAAAAAAGCTCGAAAGCAATGGAAGCAAACCGGCGTATACAAAACGCCGATCGATGCAAAGCTCGCCTACAACCTCGGAAAAATTCACTGTACCGAAGCAGAGATGGAGGTGCTGCTCGGGGCCGATGCGATCACCGTCCGCAATCGCTATCAGGACATCATCGACAAGGGCCGCGCTGATGGCGCGATGAGTCTGCGGCGCAAGCAAATCAACACAGCGCTCGCTGGCAATCCAACCATGCTCATCTGGTGCGGCAAGCAGTACCTCGGGCAAGCCGATAAACTCGAAAGCATGCACGCGCATTTGCTCGTCAATCCAGACAGCGTGCGCGCCGCGCGTGAACGCGCGCAGCTCGCCTTGTCTCAACTCGACAAATCCATCGTAGCCGTGCAGGGGAACGGTCACGATACTCACGAAGCACTCACCGTTAGCAATGGCAACGGGAGCGCGCGGGATTAGTGCCCAGTCCAAATCCGTATAAATCACGGCTGTTCAAACCGCAGGTCGATCCGCATTCCATCGCGCTCCAGCAGATGCGTGATGACATCGCCGGGTTCTCGCATGATCCATTCGGCTTCGTCATGTACGTTTTTCCGTGGGGCGTCGAGAACACCTCGCTCGCCAAGCACAAAGGCCCGCGCAAATGGCAACGTGACTTCCTGATCAAGATTGGCAGACGCTTGCGCGAAACCGCAGGCGTCAACCTGCACGATGTCATCCAGGAGGCGACCGCATCAGGTCACGGCATCGGTAAATCAGCGCTCGTCGCATGGCTCATCCTGTGGGCAATCTCAACGCGCGAAATGACGAAGGGCATGGTGACGGCGAACACTGCCGATCAATTGCGATCCAAGACCTGGGCCGAGGTGCGCAAGTGGCACAGCTTGGCAATCAATCAATCCTGGTTCGAGTGCACGGCAACCAAACTGTTTTTTCGTGGGCGCGATGTCAACGGCAACACGCTCGAAGATCAATGGAAGATTGACTGCGTGACCTGGAGTGAACACAACACCGAGGCGTTCCAGGGCTTGCACAACGAAGGCCAGCGCATCCTAATCATCTTTGATGAAGCCTCCAAGATTCCTGCCAAAGTGTTCGAGGTTGCGGAAGGCGCGACCACGGACCCGAACACGGAGGTCATCTGGTGCGTGTTTGGAAATCCGACGCGGCCCTCTGGCCCGTTTCGCGATTGCTTCGGTCGCATGAGTCATCGATGGGGCACGCAGCAGATCGATGCGCGCACGGTTGAAGATGCGGCAAACGCCAAGGTGCATGCCCGCATGATCGAGGACTACGGTCTGGAGTCCGATCGCGTCAAGGTGCGCATCCTGGGCCAGTTCCCCTCCGGCGCGGCGCATCAGTTGATTCCCGATGAATGGATCTATAGCGCAATTCACGTTTACTCGGGCGATGGTTCGATAGGTCGGCGCATCTTCACGGCCGACATCGCGGACGGTGGCGAAGATGAAAGCGTGATCACCGAGGCGATGGAGTATGCGACGCATGTGCACGTCCTGCGTCAGCGCAAGTACAACTTTCCGGCGAGTGAATCGCCGATCAAGGTGGCGCAGACCTTGCTGCGCATGTGGGAGGGAAATAGTTGCAAACCACCGGACACGATGATCGTGGATCGTATGGGCGTGGGAGCTGGCACAGTCGGTTACATTATCGACTCCAAAAAGCCAGTCATCGGCTACGCTGGCGGCGAGGCTTCCGCCAATCCTAAGAAATGGCGCAACCGGCGCGTGCAAAGCTACATCAACTTGCGCGATGCGCTGCGTGACAAACGCATCAGCTTTGCGCCGGATTTCCTGACAGAGAACGCAATGGATTTGGAATCCTCTCGCTTGGCGCTGGATGAGTTCGTGGAGCAGATGACGAGCGTTGAATTGAATCCGAATGGCGAGAAGGTTGAGGATTTGATCACGAAGGAACAGATGCTCCGCGATGGTGTGCCAAGTCCTGATCGTGCCGACTCTGTTGCAATGCTGTTTGCATCGCAAGTGCCGCGAATACTCGCAGGAGAAAACACCACGCCGATGCAGCAATTCATGATCAACCAGCACAACTATTTTTCAGATTACGTGGACATCACGCGATGAGCCGCGCCAAGAAACAAAAATTTGCCGTGGATACAGCGCCGCTATCGAGCGGCATTCCCATGTCCACCGATCAAGCGGAAACGCAGGCGCAAGCAGCCGCGCGCGAGGCGGTCGCAGCGAACAGCACTGAGGTCGTCGAGTTTCAGCCGCAGTTGATCACTGCGTATCAGCAGTCTGCGCTGTATGCCTGGAAAGGCTTTCCACGCTACAACCCGGACATCCTCGTAGGCCGCAAGGGCTTGAAGGTCTACGAGGACATGATGAGCGATGAGCAAATCAAGGCGGTGATGAACTTCCGGCGCGATGCTGTGACCGCACGCGGTTGGGATGTTGTATTTCCCGCAAGCTCATCCTTGGATGAAGCAGAACAAGAACGCCGCATCAACATGCTGAAGTTCCTGCTGCAAGCGATGGATGGTTCGATCACGGATGGCCTGAATTCGATTTTGCGTGCAATGCAGTTCGGCTACTCAATCACCGAGAAGGTTTTCGACTTCATTGATTACGAAGGCAAGTCGCAATACTACTGCGCGGCCCTGCAAGCAAAGCCGTTGCAGACGTTTTATTTTGAATGCGATCCATACGGGCGCATTGTTGAGTTCTATCAATTGCTAGGCGGATTGCGCAATGAACTGGACCTGAAAAAGTTCGTCTACTACGTGCACAATCCTGATGAAGATAATATCTTCGGCCGCAGCGAATTGCGTTCGGCGTATCGATCCTGGTACGCCAAGGACGTGATCATCAGACTGTGGAACCTGTGGATGGAACGCATGGCTGGAGGATTTCTTGCGGTCACGCGCACGCCTGATTCAGCGCCGGTTGTTCCAGGCACGCAAGAATACCTGGACCTCACGCGCGCGCTGTCATCGATCACCACGACAACCTCGATGCTGCTGCCGACTGGCTTTGATGCGAAGCTGATCACGCCGGGCAACACCGACCAGTATCAGGCCGCATTGTCCTGGCACGATCGCGCGATTGCCAAATCGCAGCTTGTCCCGAATCTGCTGGGCGTCAGCGATCAAGGCGATCACGGTTCGCTGGCGCAATCCGCATCGCAGCTCGAAGCCTTTGCCTGGACGCTGGCGAACATCTCGAACAGACTTGCGGACTGTGTGAATGATCAACTCATCTGGGACATCTGCGAACAGAACTTCGGCGATGGTGATTATCCAGAGTTTGTATTCAGTGCGGTAAGCGATGCGCAATTGCAATGGATGATCACGAGCTGGAAGGATTTGGTCGGGGCGAAGTCCGTGCACGTCACGCCGAAGGACGAGCAGCACATCCGCGCGATCCTGGATTTCCCAGACATCACGCCGGAAGAAATTACGCAGATGGATCAGAAGGCGCAACAGGACGCGATCACGCTGATTCAAGCCAAGCCAGCACCGCAGATGAACGGCAAGGGCAACGGCAATTTCAAGCGCAAGTTCTATCAGGCGTGGCTGGATGAGAATTCAGGCGTGCGCGAATTCTTGAATCAGCGCTTTGCCGATCTACGCATCGAGGGCGAGCGTCTGCACGGTAGCGCGCACTGGCAGCAACTCAACAAGGTCGAACCCGGCAGCGAGGAGTGGAATGACAACGCTTGGAATGCGATCGTCGAAACCTACTCGCAGCGGCGCGACACGCTTGCGTATTCAGCGTTGCACACGCTTGTCGAGAAGTCGGTCGGAGCGCTGCAATGATGTTCGACATCAGACCGCCGCGTGAATTGAGGCAAAACTTCTACTCACCAGATCAACCGCGTGATTATCACGGACGATGGGGGGATAGCGCTGATATCAAATCACCATCCTGGGGCGATGGGCAAACCATTAAGGTAAACATTGGCAACGACCGGCATCCGCAGATCGTCAGCATCATCAAGAATCCGACACAAACGGAATTGGATCGATGGGTGGAAGATAAAAATACAGAGCTTAGATATGTGGTGGATTATGAGGCGGGAAGCTACGCGGTCTGGAACGCGGACGAAGGACTGCACGGGGAAGTTGCCAATGCAATTCGTATTGCGGAACATGACGGACCAGTTTCCTATAATGCAGATGAGCAAATAAAAGCAAGGAAATTTACCGATAATTTAATTGGTCTTTTACAGTATGCGGTTGCGCATTACGATGGGGTTACTGAAAAAGATCAAGAGAAAATTCTGGCAAAGCTAAACCGCAAGACGTTCGCGCGCCATGACTTCGGCGACGCGCCCGGTCATCCATTTCGCGGCAATCAATACGTGCCTGGGATTGGCGGCGGCGCGAAGGAAAAAGGCAAAGGGCGGGGGCGCAAGGCGGCGGCACCGACACAGCCGAAAGCGCGATCGCCACTGGAAATCTCAGCTACCAGAGCAGCGCTAATCAAGGGTTTGCATGAACAGATCGATGTCGTGCGGAAAGAAATGGATGAGGCGCGAAGTGCGGGCGATAGACCGAGGTTCGACGAGTTATTCAGGCAGCATTATGATTTGATGCGCCAACTTGACCATGCTCGCGTCGGGAATGGTGTCATCAAGGAGCAGCCGACTTTTCCAGCATGGCGAGGCGGACCTCAAGAATTGGATCAGCAATTACGCAACTTACAGGGCGAGCGCGAAATTGCGTATAACCAAAATAATCAAGGCAAAGTGCGTGCACTCGACGAACAGATTGCTGGATACCGTGAACTCAAAGCGAATATGGAGCAGCGCGCTGGCTTCGATCAACTCAACCGCGAACTAGACGCGGCGCGCGCAGCCGGGGATATGCAGGCGTATCAAGTCGCAGCGTCAAAACTTGCAGACTTGGGTGCCCAGAACCCGCCAGCCACGGATGATCCGTATAATCGTATCCTGGATAAATCAGTTGCTTGGCAAAACACAATAGGGCAGCCGACATCGCCGCAATGGGGCGGCGCAACCGCAGAAGCGCGGTGGGCCGAAGCAAAGCGCGCCGAGGAGTCTGCCGCAGCTCACGAGGCATCAGCCGCAGAGCGTGCGGCCGAGGAGGAGGCGAACCGTTCAGCTTCCGTCCCGGAACATGGCGGCAGCATGGGCTGGCGTGATGACATGCACGGCGAGGGAACTGGATCGGACTTTGTTCCCTCACCTGATGCAATTGCCAATGACGAATCCTGGAAGGCTGGCAGTGCGCGGACCATCTCGATCGAGAACGATGATCATCCCGGGTTTCAATGGGGCGCTCAGGAATTACCAATTCTAAAATCCCCCACCACAGACGAAGCGATTGCGTGGGCGAAAAATGCTGGCAATGGGCACGGCACACCGCGCGGAGAACCCGTTGATGAACTGCGTTTTGGAATCAACTTCGACAAGGGCGACGTTTACGTTTGGGATGGAGCGGCAGCAATACATCAGCCCGTTATGGCAGCGCTCGGCTTGGGAACGCGCAATGAATACGTTCCTTACGTCAACGTGAACTCTGATGAGCCAGTGAGCCCGCAGCATTTCACCGAAAGCTTGCAATTGTTCCTGGACCGCGCCGTAAATGATCATGGATTGCCCGCAGAGAAGGCCGCGAACATTGTGCCAATCGTGCGCGAGTCGCAAGTGCCTGAACCCGCAACTTGGGGCGGCTTCAAGGTGCCAGGAGCAAACTACACGCCAGAGATGCGCGCACGGGATCAGGCCGCGCTTGCGCGGATGTTGGCGCGCGATTATGCCCGCGCGGTTCAAGCGCAGCGCTTCGTCGATCGCATGGTGCGGCGTGCCGTGTTTGCAGGGTATGACCCGGATGAGCCGCGTGATGATCATGGTCAATGGACGAATGGCGGCGGTGGGCAATCGGGCGCAGACCTGGAGAAAGCGGCGATCAAGGAATTTGGTTTTACACGCGACATTCGGGAAGCAGGCTACATCCTGAAAGATGGGCGCATGTTGGATTTCTCTGGCAAACGTGATGGTGGCGAACCGGGCTTGCGCGCTTACGATCATCGTCAGGTTGCATCGATCATGGATGGCGAGTCAGATACGCCAATGTCAGATTTTATGGAG